GCAAGACGGCCCGAGACATGAAATATTAAGTTCCGAGCGCGGATCCTTGGCTTCCCACCGGCTCTCTCGGTTAATTGTCATCGCCGTTGGCGGCCTCGCGTCCGGCATGAACATGACGGCCACCTTCCGGCTGCCGCCCCCTCGTTGCCACGAGGGTGACGATACTCAAATCATGCCTCCAAGCGCGCGCGTATGGTCTTCAGCCGCTCGCGTTTCCACGCGTAAGCGCGCCTTATAACCCCAGCCTGCCTCCATGTCTTCGCCGATCATTTCGGCCATGCGCCATCCTCTACTGGTTAGGTTTCGATGCGCTGCAATGACTAAGGAAAGCTATCGCCCGAGCTACATATGAGATGGCGCAAAGCATCCCTCCGTCACTGCCGATCTCGTTTTGCTCGGGGAAAAACCGCCGCCTGGAGGGAACAACCTTTTCCCCCTGGGCGGCGATTGACGAGGGTGTTGCACATGAAACGAAGAGTTTACGGACAAGCCGCATCCGCCCTTTCAATTCCTCGCTTGGGGGAGTTGATAATAATACCTTTGAAAAAACAAGTTGGCCAAAAGTCCTAATACAACCCTGAAAACCCTTCAAATTCTATGGTCCCGATTACTGCTTCCCCTTCAATTCCGTCGGGTTAATTGAACCGTCATTTAATTCTTCCTCGACAACAATTCACGAAACCGTGATCACAAGGGCGGCGCGCGAGATTCCGGCGGTGCAATCGGATTGGAAAAACAGATCGAGAAGAGCTGTTCGTAACGTTGCTGCTGGCGATTGCGCTCATGTTCCAGGCTAAAGGCCCCGATCAGCAGAAAGAGGGCAGTCAGCAGCACCACCGCGAGGCAAGATGGATTGCTTTTCATCGCGTCGGCCAAGTTTGCCACGGTCTTCTGAATTTCTTCCGGGACGTTGCTCATGGTTCGACCGGAAGCGGTTCGGGCATCGGCGGCGGCGGTTCCAGCGTGATCTCGCCAGCCGCCAGAGCGCGCTGGATTTCGGTCCGCCAGCGGTCGCTATCGCCGTAGTGGTCATCCGCCGTCAAGGTAAAGGGCACCATCGCCGTTTGGCCGGTATAAACCACGATCAGCTCGATATAGCTGCCGTAGTCATAAGCCTTGACGACCTGCCCCGGCGGCGGCGGCGGCTCTGGTGGTATTTGGGGTTCGTCAGTCATTTTCCTTGTCCTTGAAGATCAGGCGGCACGTTGAAGGAGATAGATATGTTCGCCTTCATCCGTTTTTCCCCGAGCGCGCCATGTGCCAGCAAGCGCGGTTCCCGCGCCCGACATGCCAGTTTCTATAAATCTTTGGCTGTTCACGGTGTCGATGCAGACGATGACGGTGGAGTTTCGGGCTTTTACGCCAGTGCAATGCGTTGCGACCATCGATCCAATTGGGAAACTGGTGTTCGTTGTGCTTGTGCCGGTATAGACCTCGGCACCGACAAGCCCATCCAACGCCGCCGCAACCTGAGCCGGTGTTGATGGCCGGATGTAATTGTTACTGGCGGTATCGACCTGCGTCATGATGAAGCCGATTGTCGAGTTCGTGGGATCGTATTCCGACCTGAACAAACGCGCGTGGATGTCGCCCATCGCATCGCGTTGGGCAACCGAGTTCCCGGTGGACGTCATCGAGGCAGCAGGATAATTCGCTGCGGTGAGAACGTCGGCAGTTGTCGTCCCGTTATAGAAGACCAGTTCGCCGGTCGCCCGGATGGCGATATAGCCAATGGCTGCCCCGAGAGTGTCACGCGCATAGATGACGAGGCCGTAGTTCACGTCCCAATACATGTCGAGGCGCCGCTGCCCATCCGCTTCCGACATGCGGAAGACTTGGCTTGTCGGCTGCGTCGTCATCGAGCGGAAATTGAGCGTCGTATTCGACACTTCAAGCTGCGCGTCCACGGTGCCGGTATCGTTAAAGGATTGCACATAGGCAATGCCGCCGCCCGCCGTGGTCTTCGCCTGGAACAGCCCGCGCCGGACGCCGTTGAAACCGGCTGAAACTTGGAAGCTGAGCGCATCAATGTAACTCCCGACAGAAAGCACGCCGGTCGGATAGAATTTAGCGCGCGTTGTGCCGGTCGAAGTCCCATAAGTGCCGCCACTGGTGATCGTCAGCGCCTGATCGGTATCCCATGCGACAAGCGCCCAGCTAAGGCTGGTGCTGGTCAGGAACAGCCGCCCTGAATGCGCATCCGACTTCCCGATCTGCAAGCCCATGACCGCCGAAGGCGGATCGATGACCAGCCCGCCTGAAAGCACGAATGCCCCGGACGTGTTCATGTTCAGGTATTCGGTGAAGACGCCGGAGACCCATTTGCCGAACCGCAGCGCCGCGTTGTTGTTGCCGATCAGTGCCGCGCCGTTGCCGTCGTTGCCGAGCATCAAGCCATGAGTGGCGCTGTTCTGCTTGTTGATGGCGAAGACCGCGTTGCCTTCCGCACCTACAGTCGCCACGCTATCGCGCACCGCGATCAGACCGGTTCCGACGCCAGCGCTCGTGCCGGTGAACGAAAGCGGCGAAGTCAGCGTGACCGAGCCGCCGAGCTGGCTGGCAACGCCGACCCATGCGGTATTGGCGGCATTGCGCAACGACAGCAGTCCGCTCGACGTGTTGAACCACAGCTGTCCGGCAACCTTCGTTAGAGGTTCGACGGTGCCGGAAGATGACGAAACGAGCGCCGCCAGCGCTGCGTTGATGTCGGTGCGCACGGAGAGACCGGGAGCATTGTCGACCACCATGTCGTGCTGCGCCATGTCTTGATCCTTTCCTAGTAACCTGCGGCGATCCAGTCGAAGGTGCGCGCTGCGGTGATGATCGCTCCCGTCGAGTTTTTCAGTTCCAGGTCGAAACCGGTGTTGCTCTTGTTCGAAATGACAAAGTAATCGCCGAGCGCAGCGTTCTGGATGGCAATCGAGACCGCCGGAACGTATTTGAACTTCACCAGAAAATTGATCCGCTGCTTCGCCGGTTGCCAAACAGTATCGGCACCCGATTCCTGCTTGGCGGTGACGTCGGCGATGATGCAGAGTTGTTCGATGGCGACGTTCTGGTCGGATGGCGCATCCATCAATGCCCGGAACTGGAAACCGCGAGCGACATATTCACCAGCGATGAATTGCGTCCAGGCGCTCCAGACCGAGGTGCCCGACGCCGGATCGCCATCGGTCTGGCGGACTTGCACCGTAACCATGCCTTCGCCGTCGTCGATCGCCGAATCCCAGCTCTGCCAGTCGTCGACGAGGCCGGGACGGGCATCGATGAAGACGTCGCCTTCGTAATAGGGAAAGGCCAGCATATCGACCGAGAGAGTGACCGGGAAGACGCCGCCCATGTCGATCTGATTTTTGAAGGTATATGTGCCGAGACCGGCTTGTTCGTCGGTAATGATCAGCCATTCCTGCGGCAGCTGGACCTTACAATTGACCTTGGTTCCAAGCCACGCTGGCTGTTCGCAAATCCGCACGAACGATTGTGTCGCGCCGACGATGTTCGTTATGACGGCGACGGCATTGACCGAGTACGTACCACCGGCATCGCGGGCCTTGAGCATGTAGGTTCCACGCCGGTAAGGCAGTTCGACGGTGGTGGCAGTGCCCGGTATCGATGTCAGCACCGTGCCCGATGACGCCCATGTCGCGCCAGCCGTCTGCGGCGAATAGCGCATCTCGTAGGAACCGCCGAT